GTCTCGGCAGACGTCTCGAAGAAGCTCCCTTGAATTTTGACGAGCGCCACAGCGTCGACCACATGATTGTGCGGGGACACGGACATAAGCGTACCGGTCGAATCGTCGTACGTGCCGATCATGTACAGCTTGTAGTCACCAGGGTGACGCCCAATGGTGGTCTGCGAATCGTTGACCACATCGGTCAACACGCGAACAGCGGCACCATCGGTGTGCTGGAAGAAGGGCGTATGATACTGCAACGCCTTCACATCGAAGATCGTATAAACCTTGAGCAACATATTATTCCCCTGAAGTTGTCCGTTTGAGTTTGGAAATCCGTGCATCCCGAATGGTTGCGCGGACGTGGCGCCTAGCGTTTGTTTTTTCGCCTTTGTGTTTAACAGCACGGCGCTTCGCCTGCCGTCTAAGGGCATCCTGTTCCTCCTCTGTCAGCTTGTGGATGTAGAAGCGTGGTGGGCCCTTCGGCACACCGTTCATCACGATCAAGCCGGAGGGAAAGACGTCCGATTTGTATGTATCGAGCCACGCAGCCCCGATACCAGGACGCCTCGACATGACGGCAAACTCGGGCTTAACCGAGTGCATCTGGCCGTCAATTGGTGAAAGGCGGTAGTAGTGGTCAGCCGCCTTTGGACCGCCGATTTTTTTTACGCAATATCGTGCGATGTAAGCCGCTGAGTCGTAGTCAAGACCAGCGGTGGTAGTAGACCCGTGAGTCCAAAGGCGGTCGAGGATTTCGGAAGTGTAGAGAGGTTGGCCTTGCTCGTTTTTCTTAAGCAAGACCTTGTCGGGAAAGTCATACCCGAAGATCGCGGCGTGATAGTGCGGTCGACCAAAGTTGTCGCCGTACTCACCCGCGAGATAGAAACGAATTTTAAGACCTTCGTGATGATAGTCAGCATGACGGCGCAACCGTTTCATGAAGTCCTGACAATGTTCCAGGACGAGGCCGTAGTTTTGTGGGACCTCCTCGTCCTTGTAGGTCAGAGTCAGGAAGCAATTAAATTCGTGAAGTTGGGCTTCGTGCATCATCCGCACAGCCCATTGTTGTGATCGCTCCAAGCGACACCCCGTGCATTGTCCGCACGGTAGGTCGAGACGACCAGTAGCCGAGTCAACGGCATTTTTAGGATTGAAGACCAATAACCGCTTACCGGTCGCTGATTTCTCAGTCGACCGATAGGCGGGAATTGGGAAGTCACAGCCCATCGCTAGAGGCGGATGCCGCCGCGCATGGGGTTGGACATGTTGTTTTTAGGATGTACGCGAGACGCAGTCCGCGTGAACATTTTCTGCGACTGACGCGCAGGGAGTTTTGAGCGTTTCACTAGGATACCTCCGGTAGGGTTTTAGACACACAGAGTGTGTCAGTTAGCACAGATGATATCAAGGGATACATCTGTGCTTTTTGTGATGTGGTGAGGGCCTAGAGATCGCGCACGCACGGCTCCGCGCACGCGCGTTTAAGGGGCCAATTTATCTCACACCAAGTGTAATAATCGTATCCATAATTTATTGCCGGGCCGCGCAAGAGCGACGGCCCTAGGGGCGGATACGGTGAAAGACAGAGCCCCGCCCCCCATCGAGGGGGGCGGGGCTCTTTTTAGAAACAAAGAGAAGAGAAGAGCATACGAGCCCAAGAGGGCTCAAGAAAGATGCTCGGCATGGAAGAGACCCGCTCCAGAGGCCTATTTTGCCTCTCCAGAGGGCGGTCCGTCAGGAGACGGGGTAGGAGTAGGGGAAGGTTGGGGAGGGTTTATGAGGCCCAATTTAAGGGCCTCAGGGCGGTTATTTTCATCCGCCAAGAAGCCAAGGAATTCCGCAGGGTCGTTACCGAACCGTTCGCGGAGCTTGGCAGGGAGAGAACCGAAGGCGCGTTCGCCTTCGACGACGGTATTGAGAGCCGTCTGGAAGTCGATCTGATCAGGAAGATCGACGTAAGCGCCGAGAGCGGCGCGAGCGTTCACATGGTTGATCTGACCAGTGACCGAGAATTGCTTGAGGATGCGGTTGATATCGCATTCCGCAAGGAACGATTGTTTGGTTTTGGACGGCGGGTAAGTCACCTCGCCAGTCCGATGATTGACGATCGAGCCGTCCTCCTGGACGCGATCGTGAGGGCGATGGAACGAATACTTAATTGCCAATGTACTTCCTCCAGAGGTTAGGGAACGAGTTGTCGGGGCCACGACCACCGACAGGCGGTGCCGTAGGAGTTGCAGGCGCATTCAGCGCGGTACGGAAAAGACGCAAGATCGACACTACGTTGTTACCGATAATGCTATCGCCACCGGTATGCTTACGGTCCGACTCCTCACGATGCACGCCAGCAGCGGCAGTTGAAGCAGTAGCAGCGGCCTGAGCCGCCGTCGTTTGGCCCTTCAGCAGCTCCTGAAGCACGGGCCGGTTTTTAATGTCCTCGCGGGTAAGATCAGTTTCCGCTGCGGACTTGATAGCGTTCACGTCAGTGAGTTTAGTTTCAGCGCGAATCTTATTCGCCTGTTCGGTGAGGACCTCATTGTTAGACGCAATGTTTTTCAGGTTAGCGACGCTGGTAGCCGCGTCGAGAGCGCTCGAGGCGGCACGACCCATACCTCGAGCAAATTCTGCCGAAGGGTTTTGTTGAGTCTGCGGTGAAGGCGCGCCCATACCGGACGCGCCAGAGGCCATCCCGCCAGCGGAGGCATTCGCCCCGCCTTGCTGATAGGCGAGAATGGGATTGAGACCAGCAGCTTTCATGTCGGCCATAGCCCGCTGATATGCGGTGTTCGACATATACTGCTGGTTTTCGAAGTTTTTAGCGAAGTACCAAGCGTTATCTTCGCGTGTTTGCTGGTACTGCTGTTGTTGACGGTTGACCTGATCCCAGTACTGGGCGTTTTGCTGATTTTGAGCAGAGGCAGCACCGCCTGCGGACATGATACCCCCTCCAAGATTGGAGAGGGCAGACATGCCGCCAGCTATAGCGGTGGCCCAATCGAAGGGCACTAGAGCCTCGTCATGCCCGGAACGCCATACATAGGCATGGGCCGGGCGGTACGGAGCTTCATAAAGCCGTCGAGAATAAATTGCGGCTCCGTCGGAACCGCTATGACGCGTTCAATCGGCGGCCGGTCCTCAATGAAGGCCGCATTAAGCGAAGGCAGAGAAGCGAAGTCCTGGGCAAGATGCCAAGTGTCCAAGCTGTCGGGCGCGCTCGAACGCATCTCGCCGGTGATGACGGAGGGCTTATAGCGGTACTCGCCGAAGCGTTCCTGATAGCCAAAGGCCTCGTCGTCGGCAGACGTGCCCTGGCAGTAGATTTCCTTATTGAGAATGGCCTGCTCGCCGATGTTGGCGAGGTTAGGCCAGTAGAAGTCCCAGCGTGTACGACGGGACCACATACGATTGAGGCCCTGCTGGTAATTGAGATCAGCACGCACGGCCATCAGGCCGATAATGGTGCAGTGTTCCGTGAAGGACTTGGTAAAGCCATGGCCAGAAGCCAAAGCTGTGCCGTAGGCCGCTAGATTACCCTGCGGGGTGTCCTGTGTGTCACTGTTTGAAGTCTGGGGGACAGCGTAGAGGTTAACCGAGGTCTGACCCCCTCCCAGATATTCGGGGCGCTGGAGACGAGCATCAGGGGACACCACGCCGAAGTGGGCGCGTAGGATTTCGGTGTACCTGGTGCCGCCGCGTGCGTCCTTTTCATAGAGCTGTTGTACAGCAAAGGCTTGCCGCAGAGAATTGATCGTGGCGGCTGTCGCCTCGGTCAAGTCAACGTAGAGAGCTTTCGTAGAATCGCCAGCAGTAGCCGACCCCTGAAGGAACGCACCGGCGGAACCGAGCTTGATGTAACTACTACCAGTCGAGCCAAGCACAGCAGTATCCTCAGCAACAGTGGCGAGCGACCGTATAGGCGCGGAGGTGCCGAGCGGAATATCGACAGCTGGGCCTTTCTGCGGCCAAGGCAGGGCCGAGGTGAAGTAGTCGTGGCGCTTACCGCGCCGCTTGAGCTCATAGGTTCCCGCAGTGTCGGGGCCGTCGTCCAGGGGAACCGTCAACGAGTCTTGTAGGTTCTGATCTCGAAACCACGTGTTGTAGATCAGGTTATAGGCGCGAAGCGGCAGCGCCGAGTGCGTGTATCCGGCCACATCGGTAGGAAGGCCGAAATAGTCATAGATCGACCCGATATCGTAGCCACCAACAGGGGCAGTCATGATCGGGACAAGGAAGTCGGTCGAGTCACCCGGGTCGGTCTGCTCGCCGTTGAACTTTTGCCAATTGTTCCAGATCAGACGATTCGGAACGGCAAAGAAGAACGTGTTCAGAAACACGTTATCCATAAACGGATGCACAGGCGTCGCGAGCCGCGCGAACGCGGTCATGTTCAGGTTAAAGGTATCACCCGGTAGAGCCTCGTCGACAAAGATCGGGACGAGGTAGCCTGAATCGAAAGTTGTTTTGATACCGGAAGTCCGGTCGAAAGAAGAGCGCGGAATTTCCGCTTTGGGCACTTGCGAGAAAGAGTGGCCCATCACCGACGGCATAGAAACCATGTTTGTCATCCTCTTGTTAAAGAAACGGGGGGCCGGACGTTGCCGGTACCCCCCGCCGTCCGCCTACTTCAGGGGAGAAGCAGTCTCGGCAGACGTCTCGAAGAAGCTCCCTTGAATTTTGACGAGCGCCACAGCGTCGACCACATGATTGTGCGGGGACACGGACATAAGCGTACCGGTCGAATCGTCGTACGTGCCGATCA